AAGTTCAGCATTGTCTTCCTTAGTTAATTTTTTTAACGTAAGATTAAGAGTCTGCTCAAAAAATACTGTTCCATTTTCTCTTGAAGCTGTAACAGTTTGCTCAAAAGTAGAATTTCCTTTGAGTCCGTATTTAAAGGCAGTAAATGAACCTGACATATCAGTAATTACGTCTGCTGCTTTTGTAACAGTTCCGAAATCTCCAAAGTCGGTAAAATAAACCGCTCGTAGTCCTCCGACTACATCTTTACAGGGTTCTTTACGCCCCCTAGTTAAATCACACGCCATCTTTATATTTTTTTAATTAAAAAAGGTGAGTAGGCACTTATTGGCTTACCCACCTTATTTATTGGTTAATTATTTATTAAATTCCGTAAGAAATTATATCTCCAACAATTCCATACTGAACACCTGCTGTAAATCGCATTACAACTCTCACATTTTGAGAACCGTCAATGTCTGACATATCAATCAATTTGACTTCATTGTGATCTGCTAGTAGACCTGTTCCAAAGTAAAGGTTAGATTTCTCTGCTGCGATTGCTGTGTTGTTTGCTAATCCTTTAGCTACAAAGATTTTTACTCCGTCAAACGTAAGGCTTCCGTTATTCCACCATTGAGTACCTAAGTCATTTGTACCTGCAGCACCTAAGCCACTTGCTCCAAATCCACCTAATGCACGTACATAGGCTCTTGCTACATTACTAGAAACGTAGATGTTTAAATCCTCGCTTCCATAAACAGTAGAAGGAATTGCATCTACAATAGATCCAAGCTCTGTGATAACCGTAGCAGCAGCTCCAATTGCTGAACTACCTGCAATTTTCTTTGCTCCTGTATGTGCTGCATCTGCATCTAAAAGAGTAGTAAGTCCATTAAACTGTCCGTTGTTAGAAGTGTCTCCCTCCCAAATAGATGTTTCAGTTCCCTGTGCTACTTTAGCAGCCACGTGACCAATTAGAAAGTCACTAAATGCAGGTGGTAAGTTATCGTGTGCTGAGTAACCCATTGATACAGCTTCCCAATCTGACTGAAAGTCCTTTTTACATAGCTGTAGGTTAACTTGCTGATACTCAGGCTGAATTATCCGTTCTGCAAGAGTGATGGTAGACGTGGGATCAAAGTCACACGTGGAATCTTTAACAATATCATTAGTAGATAAAGTTTTAATTACTTCTTTAAATTTAACGTTGGGTTTTACTGTAATCCCTCCGTTATCGATTGTACTTCCGCTTAGAAGTGCTGCACTGATAAATTCCCCTGCTGCCTCCCCTGCGTAAGTAGTTGTTATACTAGTTGTTGTTGCCATTTTCTAAAATTTATTTTTTAATTGAACTTATTTTATTTAACACTTTATCTAATGTTGTTGCATTTCTATTCTGTGCAAATAATACTTTTTTCTTATTTTCTACCCTAGCTTCAGGATTATGTTTAATAGGATTTGCTGCAGGTTTAGATAATTCTTGTTTTAGTTCCGACATTTCGTCTTCTTCTTTCATTTTCTTATCCTCGTCCTTATCTCCATAAGCACCCATCTCTTCTTTCATAGACATAACCATTTCTTTAAGAGCGTCAAACTCTTCCTTTGTTGGGTATTTAGATTCGTCTAATTCCTCTTCGACTTCTTCAGGAGCTTCTTCAGGTGCTTCTTCAGCTTTAACTTCTACTGAATTAATTACTCCATCGTTTAAAACTTCTAAAGTTCTACCATCTTCTAGTTGGTATTCTCCTTTTGGTAAGGCTACTTTTTCATCCTCTGTTAGTATGAAGACATCGTTACCGTTTTTAAATTCAGTTGATTCAAGAACAGTACCATTCTCTAGTTTTAATTGTGCAAGGATTACCTGTGATTCAGTTTTCACTTCTTCAGATAATTCCACGCCCAATAGGTTTTTTATTTCTTTTAACATTTCTATTGGATTTTTCATATTAGTATTACGTTTTAACTTATTTATTTTGCATTTTCAACTTCCATCTCCTGTAACATTCCCTATTCCTTGAGAATAATAGTCGTTGCCACAGCATTTTCTTGAATAGCTTCCATCTCTACAAAGACAAGCTCTTTTACTTCCTCTAGGTATTGGATATTTAATTACTCTATTTTTCCCCATTATTCTATTTTTACACAGTTAGGCACTTTTTTTCCATCTAATATTTTATACCCTATCATTTCGTATCCATCCCAACAAGGATTGTAGTCGTCTAGAATAGTTTTTAGTTGATCTAATTCTTTTAGTTTAGCTCCTGACCATCTGAGTCCTGCTTTTCCTCCCCACAATAAATAGGAAATAGTTCCACAAGCTTCATTATCTCCCTCGTTGTAATACTCCTGTGCTCGTGATAAATAACTAAACATTCTTTTGATAGTAGAAAGAGTTAATGCTTTTCCTTGAGATAATTGTTTAGCTCTTACTTTTCCTACTTGTGTAGCACATTTGTTGTTTACTTTATCATTTAATTCTATTCCTCTCTTTGCGTTGTTTTTAACTGCGTCAGGATAATCAGCATAAGACTCTAATTCTTCTCCTTTAAGCATTTGTTTTACTTCTTGTATTAAAAACTCTGCTTCTTCGTTCTCGCTTAGTTCATCTTTGATTCCTTTTTCTTGTGGAGATTCTAATCGATCTGCAAAGTATCCCTCAATACTAAAACCTTTAACTAATCCTGTAGAAACGTAATTATTCCAAACTTCATCGTTGTCAACTTTAACTGTTCCCATCCAAGTTCCTATTGGAACATCCATACCGTATTTAACTGACTTGTCGTGTACTTTATCTTCTTTTATCCAAGACTCTACTAAAGTTAATCCTTGTATGTTCATTTGATGTTCTAAAGTGCTGTTTTTTTGGTTTCCACTTTTAAGATATTTTTGTGAAGCTTTTAAAACAGTATCACGACTAAAGTAAATGTAATATTCCTCTTCTCCATTCTTCCTGTAAATAGGCTTGTTTGGAATTAAAAGAGGACCCATTAGTATCTTTTTTTCTGAGTTTACTTCAGCTAATTTAATTTCTTTTTGATCTTTAAGAGCAATGAAATCCTCCTCTATTGCTGGGTTCTCTACGATGCTGATCGCTTCTACTCCATTAAACTCATCGTTTTCGTCAATTATTAGTTCTACTATTTTCATCCAATTGTGCTTTCGTTAATTATATTACGTTCTAATGCTTGTGCATTTGTTATTTCATTAGTCACTACATAAGCTCTTAATGGTTGAGATTCTTTTTCTCCAATTGCTTGAGCGAGTTGATTTTCCGGTGCTGCTCCTACAACATTAAATGCAGGTGCTTGTCCACCCTCACCTCTTCCACCGCCTACAGATGGAGCAGATGCTGTTCCTCCTGATTTTAATGAGGATAATGCTTTTTGCGTAGCTGCAATACTACCTGCAATGCCTAATCCTAACGACACATTATTCATAGTTTTTTCTGCTGCTGCTAAAGCTACACCTCCGGGTATAGCTGCGTATTTAAGAGTAACTGCTGCATTTGCTGCTTTTGTAGAAATTATTTGCTTTGCAATACCTGCTGCGTTTTCTCCAATAATTGCTGCTGCTTGTAATGCTCTATTCTTTCCTGCCATTTTGCCTATTAATGCAAATGCTTTTCCTACATTATCAGCAGCCATCATATTTATACTTGCTTTTGCTTGTGCCAACGCTAATTCTTCCTCTTTTTCTCTTTGTCTTTGTTCAGCAGCTTTTTCCTCATCTGTTTTTCTTGCCTTGTCTTTTTCTTCTAAATAAAAGTCTCTAACTTGTTGTTTAGCTTCCTCACTTGCGTTTAACGCTTCTAATTCTGCTAATTGGTTTGCTTCTTCTAATTCTACTTTTTGTAATTCAGATACAGCGTCCCTTTCTTTTTCTTTTTGATCAAATTCATTTTTAATGTCTTCTAATGATTGTAACCTGTCATTTTCTATTTTAAGTGCGTCTGCTCTTTCTTTTTCTTCTTCTTTCTTCTTTTTCCTTAAAAGCATTTGTCGTTGGTTCTCAACTTCTCTTTGCCTGTTAGTTTTCTTTGCTTCTAACTCAAATAACTTAGCTTCTAATTTAGCTTGTT